CTCAAGTACTTCAGCGGCTGGAAGACGACTTCGGCCTGAAATTACGTGTAGGCACGAACTACATGCGAGGCGGCGTTTGCCCTGCCTGCAACAAGAAAGAGCTGTATGCCCGTCACGACAAGCCCTGGCAGATCCGCTGTGGTCGCCCGGAGCGCTGCGGTCATATCGAACACGTCAAAGCAATCTATGAGGACCTGTTCGAGGATTGGAGTAAGCGAGCGCCGGCAACGGACAACGACCCGACCGTAACGGCCCGTGCGTACTTGGAATTCGCCCGGGGCTTGAACGTCGGAAATATGACCGGTTGGTTTACCCAAGAGAACTACGTCAACCACGAAACGAATGAGTCCAGTGCGACGATTCGATTCACCCTGCCGAACGGCGGCTATTGGGAACGCCTGATCGATCGCCCTGCCCGCTTCGGCAAGATGAAGGCTCGTTTCAAACCCAAATACAGCGCACAGGGTGAATGGTGGTGCCCGCCGACTGTGGACCTGGCCAGCGTCAAAGAGCTGTGGATAGTCGAGGGCATCTTTGACGCCATTGCCCTAGTGCAAAACGCCGTCGATGCGGTGTCAGCCATGTCGAGTGTGAACTTCCCGATCGAAGCTTTGAAGCAGTTGCTCGAGCAGCGTCCGGGCAATCTACCCACTCTGGTCTGGGGCCTGGACAACGAACCAACTGCACGCGGCTACCTGTTGCGCTGGGTGAAACAGGCACGCGAGATGGGCTTCACGTGTAAGGCTGCGCTCATTCCGCAGCGGGATAAGAAAGTCGACTGGAACGACCTGCACCAGCGCTGGCAGTTCGAAGAAGAAGGTAAGGCCCGCAACGACAAGCGCAAGCGTGATTTGGATGCTGCGCGCCATGAAGGCGATTTGCTGCTGGCTCCCTCGCCGAAAGAGAAGGCGCTGCTGATGTACACCTGGGAGGAAGGTTTCCCAGAGTTCGCCTTTGATTTCGGCAACCAGACCTACTGGGCCAAGTTCGACCTGTCGAAGCTCGAAGAGGAACAGAAAGCGCTGGCAACAAGCGAAGACCACGAAGACCAACAGCTCAACGACAGGGCTGCCCGCCGCAAGGTGCTGCAGAACGTCTGCAGCCTGAAGCTTCTGGCCAACTGCCGCTTTGAGGCACTGTACAAGCAGGTGAACGACGTCACGAACGAGGCGTGGTTTTACTTCCAGGTGTTGGGTATCCACGACGATCTGGGCGAGAACTACACCTTCACTCCGAAACAGATCTCCTCGAGCAGCGAATTCAAGACCCGTCTGATGTATTCGGGGGCGACCTGGCTCGGCACTCAGAAGCACTTAGACCAGATCATCATCCGGCAAACCGAACGCCTGAAAACCGTCGAGACCATCGACTTTCTGGGCTACAGCCGTGATCACAAGGCCTACATCTTCAATGACATCGCCATCCACGGCGGATCTGTCTACAAGGCCAACGACGAGGACTATTTCGAGTTCGGCAAGCAGCGGGTCAAATGCCTCATGAAGTCGGTAAAACTCAAGATGGCATTGGACAGCAAGGGCTATCGCGAAGACTGGCTGCCGAACCTTTGGACCGTGTTCGGCGAGAACGGCATTCTGGCTCTCACCTACTGGTTTGGCTCGCTGTTCGCCGAGCAGATCAGGGCAGAGCATGAGAGCTTCCCGTTCCTGGAAATGTCGGGCGAGCCCGATTCGGGCAAAACCACGCTGATCAAGTTCATCTGGAAGCTGTTCGGGCGGATCTATGAGGGCTTCGACCCGGCCAAAAGCTCGTTCTCGGGTTTGAGCCGGGCGATGGGCCAGGTGGCCAATCTGCCATTGGTGCTCCTCGAGGCTGACCGAAACACCAACGAGGACAATACCAAGGCCTTCGAGTGGGACCAGTTCAAGGACTTCTATGGCGGCGGCACCCTGCGTACCCGGGGCGTCAAATCCAACAGCAACGACACCTACGAGCCGCCGTTTCGCGCTTCCATCGTGATCGCTCAGAACGCCATCGTTACCGGGCACGAAGCGATCATCAGCCGTATCGTCCGGCTACCGTTTCTCAAGCCGGTGATCACCGATGAGAGCCGCAAAGCTGCTGATGCGATCGTCCAGACCGAACTGGAACACGTCAGCCACTTCATGGTGAAGGCAATGCGAGCCGAACCGCTGGTGCTCAAGCGCTTCGCCGAACTGTATCCCAAGTACCGCGCCGAGCTTTGGGCCAGCCGTAACCTGGCATCCGATCGGGTCATCAAGAACCACAGCATGATGCTGGCCCTGCTGGACTGCCTGCAGCTTGTCATCGCCATCCCAGACCACATGGTCCAAGCCTGCCGCAAACACATTCTGAAAGCGGCCAACGAGCGCCAGGCGGCGATCAGCACCGATCCGAAAGAAGTGAACGAGTTCTGGCAGGTGTTTGATTACCTGGAATCGCTGCCTTCTGCTCCGATGGTCAACCACAGCAAAAAGGCAGGCGTGATTGCCATCAACCTCAACCAGTTCGCCGAAGTCGCCCTGGAACACCGCCAGCGCATTCCGGACCTGGCCGTGCTGCGACGCCTGCTCAAAGACTGCCGTGCTCACCAATGCCTGGACACTCAGAAACGAGTGGAAAGCGTGATCCGCGCGCGGCAGCAGGACATGGCACCCACCACCCACATCCCTACCACCATGCGCTGCTTCATTTTCCGAGAGTAACCGCCATGCAGATTCAGGTGATCAACGATCAGGATCGAGACAACGCAATCGCAGAGATACGCCGGCTGAATGCGGTAATGGCGGAGTTTGGAGATGAAAGCCGGACGGTCTTCGCCGAAGCGTATGCCCTATGCGGGCTGGTAGATGCGTTAGAGGTCCGAGCCAACCGTGGCCATCAGGAGATTCTCGTCATGGACTGCACACATGCGCAGATTCAGGCCGTTCTGGAATGGCAGTCCTGGGATGAGGGCGGGGAGTTTGAGGATTTGGTAATTCACCTGGTGCGAAAGGCTTGAGCCTGGCCACCAGATCCAGCTCCGGCGATCGCCGGTAAAGAAAGGCGTCGAGGGGAGGCAACCCCTCGGCACCAACCACCACTGAGGGCAACACCATGCAAGCACAGCACCAAAGCAGCAGCGCCCCGAAGGCTATCACATCACCGGCCGGCGGCGTGCAGGAGGCTCGTCACTTGATGGCCATCCGCATCGTCGGTACCGCGCTTTTTGATTACCAGGTGCGCAAGACGCCCGATGCTCGGATCCGCCTCGAGTCACTGGCCACCATGGCTCAGGCCCAAGGCGACTTGACCGACGTTGAAGCACTTGTCGTGGCCCAAGTTCTCGCCACTCCTAATAACTCTATCCAGCAGCTGCAGGACCGAAATCATGTCTGAGCAAATCAACCTCCAGCGGTACAAAGTTAAGGCGTTGGCAGAGGTGGCCTTATGAGTAGCCTCGACTCAAGCACCACTCGCATACGTCCTGCGCTGGCCAGTAAGCGGCTTGACCTGCCCAGCGTTTGCGATATCTGTGGCTTTGCTCGCTCAACCCGCCGGCACAAGGGTTGCAGCAAACTGCGTCAAAAGCGAAAAGAGGATGAATGGGCGGCCTTGATGGCGGAGAAACTTGCTGCTCGAGCAGTACGAGAAAAACGCTATGCACGCTAATCCACCGGTCAGCCAGTAAGCCGTCCAGCACGTTCTAACAACGATGCCCCAGTGCAAGTACTACACTGCCTGGGGCGCAATACCGCAGAGGAATACCATGTCGAGCAACGTCTTGATATTTGAAGACCTGCAGCGCATCACGGGCTACCAGCGCCGCTCTGACGTCGAGAGAACGCTGATCGACCAGGGCGTTCGCTTGTTCCGTGGCCGCACCGGGCCTTGGACAACGCTGGACCTCATCAACCAAGCAGCCGGTATGAAGCCCGCAGCAGCAGAGCGATACGACGCCGACATCCTATGAGGAAAGCACGGAAGCGGAAGCATAACCCGCACATACCCCTCCACATCGACCAGGCCGCTCTCCCAGCGGCCGTTTACTTTGACCAGAGAGCTGGGGGAGTTTGGTACACACTTCACCGTGACGAGGAAGGCAAGCAACGCCGGCGCAACATTGCGCCCGCCGACGTTTCGCTGGCCGAACTGCACCAGATCATGGACGAGGCAACTAACGTCGACCGCGGAACGCTTCGCTACGTTTGCGGACAGTTCCACGAAAGCGATCGTTACAAGAAACTCAGCGACAAAACCCATAGCGACTATTGCTACTCGCGTGATGTCTTGCTGACCTTACCCACCAAGTTGGGCAAGCCACTTGGCGATCTAGCGGTGAGAAAATTCACCTCTGCCCTGGTGCAACGAATCGTCGATCGACTGGCGGACGAGGGCACCCCATCCAAAGCCGCTCACGCCCTTCGCTACCTGCGTCGGGTGTTGCAGTGGGGCCGCAACCGCGGCTTTCTGGAAGTGAACCCTGCCC